CTTCATATTTCACTTACGCCGAAGTGTATAACACTAAATGCGATAGAGATGCTAAACAAGTGCTTGCTGGCGGAAAAGCCGCAACCTTAAATGATTTTTTTAATCAGGCGTTTATTGTAAAGACGCAAGTAGATAGAAATATTGCAGAGCTTGCAAGAGAAATATTAAGCACAAATTACCCAAAACTAAAAAAACCTAATGATGGAATACATGTAGCATCAGCAGCATTTTATAATTGCGATATACTTTATACTTATGATGGGAATGATATCTTACACCTTGACCAGAAAGTGTTGCGAAAAGATGGTGATTTTTTGCGAATAATCACCCCAGACCAAGAAACATTTCAGCTTGTTTGATTTTTAACAGCCCTAATCCCTTCCCAACCGCCCCTGATTTCACGGGCGGTTTTTTTGTGGCTGCGGCAAAGTGTGGTTAAGTAATTGATTTTGCTGGATAAAGTTAAATAATATTATTTATAGGCGATTTAGCCTAATTTTACAATTGACTTTAGGCTAAATCGCCTATATACTTCACCTTATCAGCCGATGCAGATTTATCTTATAGGCGGTTGAGATTGAGAAGCAGTTATTGCCATGACTGTGCCTTATAAGGGCGGTAGTATAAGGCTACCGCCCACACAGATATTAACCAACAGGAGCAAGCGGGGTAACGCCCCGTTTGAGAATTAAAATGAAAAAGCGAGTAAATTGGAAAACGATGGAAAGTTTTGTCGGTTGCGCCATTTGTGCCGCCATTGCGACGGGCGTGATTATGTTTATTGCGATGGGTTGCCATAGCGTCAGTGAAATCCATGCGGGGCAAAAACTTTATCACGCCCGCAACCAAATGGCGCAAACATTTGTTCCGCAACCAACAATTATTGATGGAGAATGATTATGACTTATGGTTGTGCGGTAGATAGTGCGCTTGGTGGATATGAGAGAGGGCAGGAATATTTTGAGCGTTTACAGGACGAGGCAGACGATATTATGCGCCCGTTTGTGGTGGCAATGAAAAATATCAAAAAAGCGATTGATGGCTTGCCAATGGTGCAAGCGGATAAAGACACGATGTTTTGCTATGTTTGCACGGGGCTGCATGAAACAAGTTTGGGCGAAGAAAACCCAGATATTAGCATCGGTGAGCATATTGAAGGATATAATCAAGCGATGGGAGTGAATTAATATGACATGTGATTTTCAAGCGATGCTGGATAGCAACATAACCATTCAACAGCATAATGCAGTTGTGGCGATGCGTGATGCCAAGCCCGATTATAACACGGCAGTATGGGCGCAAATGATTGCAGGGCGCACAGATTTAAACATATTCAACGAAGGGCTAGAGGTGGCGTGATGAAAACTAGGCAACGCCATAATATTGAGCAAGGCACGCCCGAATGGCACAAATTGCGCTGCGGGTTGCTTTGCTCAAGCGAAATTCATAGCGCGATAACCCCCAAGCAACGCAAAATATCAGCAAGTATTGATAAACTGATTTTCAAAAAACATGCAACTTTGCTTAGCGGTGAGTTTGAGGATTTTAACGTTAGTTTTGCTGCCAAGCGTGGCAAGGAATTAGAGCCATTTGCACGGGCGCATTATCAAGATGTAACGGGCGTTGAGGTGCAAGATGGCGGATTTAATTCATACGGCAGGTTGGGCGCAAGCACGGATGGGGTGGCAGATGATAGGGTGCTTGAAATCAAATGTTTGATGGGTGAAAACCATTATGCAGCATTGCTTAGCGACAACCCGCAAGATGAGTTTTATTTTCAAGCGCAAGCGGAAATGTATGTGCTTGGCAAACCATTATGTGATTTGTTTTTTTATCACCAAACCATGGATAATCTGTTGATAACGATTAAATATGATAAAGAAATGACAGAATTATTTGAAACTGCCGAGGCTGCGTTTGTTGCAAAATATGAAGCAACGATTGCCAAATATAAAGCGGTTCAAAAAAACTTCATACCCGCACCAACAATATCAATTTAACAACAAAAAGGAATAAAAAAATGAATGAAATAACACAAATTGACCAAGGCGTTGCATCATTGATAACTAAGGCTGAATATGATGTGCAAATTGCCACTGCCAATAAATATCCACGCAGCATTAAAAACTTTTTAGACGAGGCAAGGCAGCTTGTGACGTTGAACGAAGATATTGCAGCGCAGTGCATTTATTCATTGCCAAGGGCAGGCAAAGCCATTGAAGGAGCAAGCGCACGTTTTGCCGAAATTGTTGCATCATGCTGGGGCAATATTAGGGCGGGGGCAAGAATAGTTGATGAGGATAGCAGATTTATTACGGCGCAAGGTGTGTGCCATGATTTGCAAAAAAACGTGCTAATTTCATATGAGGTTAGGCGTAGGGTTACGGGCAATAATAATAAAAAGTTTGGCGATGATATGGTTGCAGTAACAGGCAATGCAGCAGCCTCTATTGCGCTGCGAAACGCTATATTGAAAGTTGTTCCAAAGGCATTTTGGCAACCTTTGCATGAGGAAGCAAAGAAAGTTGCAATCGGCGATGCAAAAACATTGTCAAGTCGTCGTGAAGCAGCATTGGATATGTTGCAAAAAATGGGAGTGAAGCGGGAAGATGTTTTAACGTATTTGGGGGTTAAGGGCGTTGAAGATATAACGCTTGACCATTTGTTGCTTTTGCGGGGTAATGTGACCGCAATCAAAGAAGGAGATATTACCGTTGATGATGTGTTTTATCCTAAAAAATCCTCCCCAATTAATCCAAATGCAGGCGTAAATGCGGTTGATATTCTTGAGCAAGCAGCAAACGCAACGCAGCCCGAACCAGCCACTTTAGCGCATGATGATGACGGCGTTATAATTGAGCAATCCCCCGATAGTGAGCGTGACGAGCAAACGATTGATATGTTCGCAAACGATGCGCCCGCAGCTGAAGCAAAGCCAATTTACACGCTGGAGCAGTTGGAGCAAATGCCCGTAAAAATCATCGCAGATAGGGTTGCATTAGCCAAAGCAATCAAAGCAAGCATTGATGCAGGGGCAGTTGCAAAGCTAGCCGCATTGCAAAAGTTTGATGAGGTGCTTAATCAACTCATGAATGATGGGCAGGGCAACCACGCAACCGCAATCCGCAACGCATAACAAGAGGTAAAAAATGAAATCACAAGATATATTAGAAATTATTTCTTCACACTCAATGGAAGAGGAACTTAAATTAACAATCAATCTTAAGACAAGCAGAAGCCATAGCGGGGGGGCGAGTGATATGAGTAACTGGGCAGGTTTTTGGATTGGTTTAGGAATATTAGGTTTTGGTTTTTTTATAGGTGCCGCAATGATGCACCCTACGGCGCATTACACGTTAAAGAGTTTAGAAGAAGCTCAATATTATCACAAAAATATAACTCATACAAAAATGAAGAAGGATTAACGAAATGAACCAGCCACAACCAACTTTTGAGATACCGCAAAATACGCCGTTAGAAGCATTGCTTATTCAAAAACTAGACAAGTTAATCAGTGTTACCGAAGAAGCAACACATGCAACACGCATTTCACAACGGCTGTGGACGGCGAAAGATGTAGGGTTTTATTTAGGCAATAAACCTGCCACTTTTGTCCTTAATAGATTACACAAAACATCAGGCTTTCCTCGCCCCATTTGCATTGCCTCGGGTGTTGACGTTATTTCACACCCCATGTGGAAGCCAGAGGAAATAAAAGCATGGGCAACCAAACATCGTGGCTAATCAAGTCTTTTCGCCAATTCACTTGCCGTTTGGTTATAATAAATCATCAGTGAACGCAAATCTTTATGCCCTACCATGCGTGCAAGCTCCAGCACCTGCAATTTGCGGGCTAAATTAGTGATTGCAGTGTGGCGTGCATCATGAAAATGTAAATCTGTTATTCCAGCCAAATCACACGCACGACGAAAAATCACCCCGCTTGATTGCTGATTACACTTAATCACTTTTCCCGTTGATTGTGGATTTAATTTATGCAGCAATATAATCGCTCGCTTAGATAATGGAACATCTCGCTTTGTTCCATTTTTTGTGTCGTGCAGGCGCACATAGCAGTCATACAAATATACGTCCTGCCATTCAAGCCCCCACAACTCTCCTTGCCGCATCGCCGTTTCTATGGATAGCTGCAACGCAACCGCTATTTGCTGCCTTTGAGTGGTGATTGGCGCATCTTCCTCATATCCTAACGCTTCCAACAACAAAGCAAGCTCACCATTGCTAATCAGCCTATCACGTGGTGGTGCTTTACGTGGCTTGCGCACATCGGTGGCAGGGTTGATATCAATCCACTTCCATTCACGCCTTGCTGTGTTCAAAATAGACGATATAAGATTAAGTTCACGATTAATACTTGCACCAGACAAGGTTTTGCGCTGCCTTTCAATCCATTGTTGCAACACATCAGTGGTGAAGTTTTCAAGGGCAATATGTGCAATTTCATCACGGCCGAACTTTCTCAAGCGAATAATCTCCCACCTTGCCCCTTTTTTATGTGGACTTACCTCAAGCGCATATCGTTCTAACGCCTCTAAAAATGTTTTTGACTTTGCTAAATGCCCGTGTTTTCCATATCGTTGTTCAATATCCAACGCCCACGATGCCGCTTCTAATTTAGTAGCGAATGTTTTTGATTTGGAAGCCTTGCCTTTTTCAGTGGAATTAATCCTAATTTCAGCAATCCACTTGCCAGTTGATAATTTGCGAATGCTTGCCATATTGCTCGTAATCCGTTCGTAATTTTTTCGTATAAAATGTTAGATAAGGTTAGAATATATAAGAAAACAAAAAACAATGCAACAACCGAACCCTTTGAAAACACTATAAAGTTAGAAAAAATAACAATAAATTAGATTGCAGAAATAGCACCTTGGTGCGGTTGAGAGGACAAGTCAAACCTATTAAAACAAACGTTTTAATGAGAATAATTCGTAAATTATTAGAAAATAATCACTTTGCCGCCGCCCGCACCCCGATAATGAACTCGTGACAAATTGCAACTAACTGAAAAACCATTTGCGTGATGTCACGAAAATGGTTATGAGCTTTTAATATACGAAAATTCTTATGTGAAAAACTTATTAGATTCCAATGTTTCGCAAACCCTAGGTAATGCGCCATTCTTAGAAAATGTTGGAATCTTCGCCTTTATCCGCCACAAACCGCCTCGCATTCATCGGGGTGGTGACGGCAAAACAATGTGCATTGCTGCAACACGCACGCATCAGATTTGCAATGCACGGCAGGGTCAAGCGGATATGGTATATTATTTGCGTCGCAAACGTTTGGAGAGCTTGGCTCGCATGCTATCAACGTCACCAGAACCACGCTGCACAATATTATTTTGTTCAATCGTTTGCTTAACTGCAGCCAATTCATCTTCATTTTGTTTTGCCTCTGATTGTTGTGTGCCACGGCGTTTTCCTGACATAAAGATAATTGCTATTGCAGATAATACCCCCGCAATTGACATAAGCCATTGTTTAATCATTTCCGCCCCCTAATCCATAGCAATGCACACACAACCACAATCACCACCGTAATTGCCACACGCCAATCAACGGCTTGCAGGAACGATAATACGGCGGGGAGATTGCTGGTGATGATTTGTGGGTCGGTGATTATGGTTGCTATGCCGCCTGCCCCCGCAACCCCCGTGGTGGCAACTGTTAGGGATTTCCGAACAGTTGACATAGGTGCAACTGGTTCGCCGTATTCCTGATGTGCGGTCGGGAGTGGCAGGGTTTGATACGGGATAGGGGTGTTGTTTGGGTCGGGTTGATATTGCCCTTCAACATGTTCATAACCAATATCGTTAGCAAACAATTCTGCCTCTGCCTTGCGCCGTTTTACCAGCCCAGCAATCACCTTGCCATCTGCTCTATTCCATTTTTTGAACTCTTTTGCTGCGCCATCATAATCTTTAGCATTGAGTTTCTTTAGCAACGTGGATTTCTGCAATGCACCGCCCCCAAGGTTGAACGCAAAACTCACCAGCGCATCAAACTGATTTTGCGTGAGTTCGACTTGCACCAAACGCCGCACGGCAAGTTCGAATTGCATCACATCTTCGAGGAATAAATCATGTGCTTGGTTTTTAGTGATATCATCTAGCCAATTATTTGCTATCCAAACTCCATGCTTTTTAACGTTTTTTGTATGTCCCCAGCCGATTGTCCACACATTTGCACTGCATTGATAAGGAGTGTCACGATACCCTTCAAACTCCTTGATAAATGCTTCACCGTTCGCTGATAATTTCATTTGCTCCTCCATTCCCTAATATTTAACGCAAGCCTAATTGCTCCTGCAAGCAAGCCAAGAGTAACACTTAACGCAGCAATTCCTTCAATCGGCGTGCTGATACCCATAAAGCTACAAAACGCCACAAACCCAAACCAAACCCCCTCGTCAATATTATTTTTCATAGACATTTCACTCCTCAAAAATTATTGCATCAGCGGCAACTTGAGCCGCAAGTGCGCATTGAACAACAGTGAGATAGCCATCACTATCATTGATTGCCAATAAAGCACCCCAAGCGTCCAAAATCTCATATTGCCATAATCCTTCATTTGCTTGAGTGAGCTGCTTTCTTTTAATAAAATCAGTGCGCAATCGCTCTTCAACGATAGGCGTGAAATCGTGAGTGTTAAACATGTTAAATCCCCCATTTATTGCGTAAAAAAGCCATTAACTTTCCTTCTTCACCAGCACTCAATTCTTTGGTAAAAAATAAAACCTCATGGATTAAGCAATCACTGCCATCAACAATATTTTCTTCACGTGAAAACAAAGTAAACGGTGCGCTACCATTAAAAATAGCAGTTAAAGTAGCAGTTTCGGGAGTGGCATCTTGCGTAGTGCTGAACTTAATCCCATTAGCTTCTATGAAAAACGATAGTTCGGCAATATATGGCGTGCCAATAGCGACCGCAGGCTTGCTCAACACTGCCGAGCCTGCACTCTGCCCATCAGCTGAAACAATTCCTTCATTCGTATTAGTTCCTGTTTGAACTTGCAATCTAAATTGCCGCTGATTGCCAACCGTTGAAGTTTTGCCTGCAACCCACCCCACGCTTGGCTGATTGCTTGCACGCTGCATCACAATAAACATATGCCCCTGTGTGTTCGCTAATGCAGCACTATTTGGAATAGCCAATTGGGATAACCCAGTCCCTTTCAAAGCAGCCTTAACCCCAACAGATGCAGGAATATAACTCGGTTGACGTGACGGAATATTTTGCACTGCATCACCAGCATTACCTTTATTCTTCCATTCTCTAACATTGCCACTATTTAACGTTACTGTAGGTGCATCTGCTGCATCAAGCCAAACCGCCAAGTTTGATATTTGTGACGGCTCAAATACTCTATGCGCCTTCCTTAAGGTTATTTTATCCAAGTGAATAGTTGAGGCGCACGGCGCATCATTTGCCCATGAAATATTTATAATAGGGAACATATTGACAATTCCATCGGGAATAACAAAAGGTTCACTTGAAACAAGCCGCTTTTGCGTTGTTGGAACGTCATATTTACCATTTGCCATACCACTTGTGCTAAAATACGAAGGGTCACGAGTAATGAATGGTTGCGAAACTTTTGTTTGAAACGCTATTTGTGAACCGATTTGCAAAATACCAGTTGAACCAGCGGCTATTTCTATTTCGCATTCCATAACCACAATATCACCAGCAGAAAACCCAGAACCAACAAGCCCCGAGGCGGCAGTTTGCCTAAATATTTCTGTGAATATTTGTGTTGGCGCAGTGCCAGATGCAACTATAGTTTGGCGTGTGCCGTTTTGCCCGTCATTCCTTGGGGTTTTTGATAAAGTGGTGACTAATCCGCCCCTATCTCCGTTGGACGTGGCATTCATATATGTCCAGTTATCCGCAACCACCCCCGTTATATTCGTCCCTGATACAGCCCCGCCCGTGCCGTTTAGCATACCATTGGTTAGCAAGTTGCCCGTTTGATTATCAATTTCATTGTAAGTATCAGCGGGGTTATCCAGACCAATTTGACTAATATAATTACGCTTAATGCACTCCCAATTTTCCTGCGCAACCATAATTGCCCCTTTAGTGTTTAGATGCAATCCATCATAGAAAACGCCCGCTATTGGGCTTCCAGTATTTGAGGTTGCATCAGTTAGCCGAGCGAGCGTGTTAGGAACAAACACATTCTTTGGATTTAAGCGGGCTTGTTTTTTAATCCAAAAATTAACGTGATTGCGCCTTGCAATAGTTGCAGTGTTCAAATTAACACTAGTTGGTAATATTGGGTTGAAAACAACCGTAACGCCAGCATCAAGCAAGCTATGAACAATAATTTTTAAGTCTGCAATCGCATCATATTCATCAACGCCCTGCATAATGCTATTGATGCCAATCATAACAAAACAAATGTTCAATTCACCCGCCGCAGCCGCCTCCAATGCTTTAGGAAGATGTGTTGCAATCAACTGCTTAAGAGTAAACCCGCTTGTTGCCCACACACGCGAACTAGGTAAATCAATATTGCCCAAGCCAAATTGCCGCAAATGTGTGATGTAACCTCGAGCCTCCCAATTAAAAACAGTTGAGTTTTTGTCAATAGCAAGTGCCGTGATGCTATCACCCAACGCACCAGCTTTGCCAAGGAGCTTGTTTTCGCTTTCATCTGCTGACTGCAAAATTGCCCTGTAAATCTGCCTAACGCTATCAGGAGAAAGCGCAGTTTGTGTTAATTCGTTTAATATATTCTGTTCGTTAATTGCCATAAATCCTCTGCTGGTATCAGCATATCATGGCGCAAAACCTTAGGGGAGTAAGCGGGAGCATTTATTTTATTTTATGCGGGTTTTGTTGGTGACTTGGTGAAGTTGGCGGGGCTGATTATGTTGAAATTACCGACTGTGCCTTTATTGTTTCTCCATGTGTCTGCTTTACCCCCGAAAAAAACTTGAGGTGGTGAACCAAATAACTTTTCCGCATTTTTTCCTAGAAAAACAGGACTGCCGCCATCTGTGATTAGCTTACGCCTATTGCCCTCAACATTAAGTTCCAACAGCTGATTATGCATAACAAAATCATAGTAAGAAACGCCACTGTTACTAAATGCCCCAGGGAAGCCGTTAATAGCTAAATAAAAATCACCGTTATAAAAAGCGTAAGAAGAATTAGTATTTTGGCTATATGTTTGCTGCAAAGAAAGCGCGTCTCCCTTTTTTCTTACCCAACTTTTTACGTTGTAAGAATTGCCACTCAAAGGATACCAACTAATTGCAACATGATACCATATTCCAACTGTTAAAGGCGTAGAAAACGAATGAGTGTAAGTTAAGTTTTGGTTTAAATGTTGGTCGTTTAGAAAAAAATAAAGGCTGTTATTGCTAATGGCAAGACACCCTGCTGTTTCACTAAAACCTCCATTTGTTTCGCTTGTGTATATTACGGAGGAATTAAAACTACTAGAATCAACTTTTATCCAAAAACTAACAAATCCTTGCTGCCTAAACAACGCTTTATCACCAGAAAACCTTTCCATCCTAGAAGAATTGCTCGGATTCACCCCGTCCCACAGGCTCACTGCATCGTTTGGTTGAGTGAGGATTGAGTTATAGCTTGGGAGGATTAGGCTCATATGGCTTCCAACTCCGCAATATTGATAATTTTGCGAATACCATTAGTGATGATGTTGCATAAAAACACTGCACCATTGCTGGTGCTAAAATCACCGAGGCGATGCGTGAACCCGCTTAAGGTGATTGCGCCTGCACTTGCATTATTTGTGATGATTAACTCAATATTTGTGTTGGTTATTGGTGCTGCAAGCGTGAATGCCCCGCCATTTGTAAGAAATTTTTTGTTGCCAGTCACCGCCGCCAGTGCAACAGTCCCGCTGGTTATCGTGCCGATATTTTGCGGTATAGCGTTAAATCCTTCAGTGAAATCACCCGCATTCACCAATGTGAACCCGTTCATATTCAAATCACGCACCAGTTTTTGCATGGCAAGCCCGCCAGTCACCACAAACTTATTAATTGATGCTTTGAAGGTTAGTATTAAGTTCATGCCCGTGGTAATATCTCCAGCATCTAGCGGGCGGTGCGAACCATTGACAAACGTATCATCATCAACAATTTCATACGCCGTGTTATTATCCACTTTCATCGTTGGTTGCGGATTGCAATCCACATGAAACATGCAACGCATTGAGAACCCAACCCCGACCACCCGATTAGGGGTGAAATCTACAAGAAATGCAGAACCTGTCCCCATGGTGGTGACAAATGGGAAATCCGCTGATGCAGATGCTGCAATCGCCGATGCAGCCGAGGTTGCCGCATTATTCGCACTAACCAACGATTGTGCAGCACTAACGCCCGCAGCATTTGCGTGGTTACCAGCCGTCACCACATTTGCTTGCGCCACATTTGCCACAATACCCACGTCATTAATCACCCGAGGGAGGGTATCAAAAACCGCATATTCCTTGAAACTGCTCTCGGGGTAATTATTGCCATTAATAATGATTGGAAATCCGTCTGTCATATTATTTCAACTCCTTGAAAACTGATATTTACTCTTGCAAAATAAGGGAAGGTTAGCGGGTCTAGGGCTTCTAGATTGCATAAAAATGAACGCCGTGACATTAACGCAATATCCTCGGGGTCAAATATAAACATAATTTCTGATGATAACCCACCAATCCACGCCATATCAAACGGTTCACTAAATGCCTCGTCTGTTTCTGTGTCTGGTAATGCGATTGCGAACTTGCGAGCTACTGGTGAATTGCCATATATGCGCCTGCCGCCGATGGTTTTTTCAATGGTTGTATCGCTTTCAAATGCAAAATTAGTGCCGCTATATGCTGCATTATATTTAGGTTGATAGCCATTACCAATAAACACATATGGAATATGGATATTTGGTGCATTCCACGGGCGCCCCCCGAAATCGTCAATTTCATAAATCCAATAACGAGCAACCACCAAATCAAACACTTTCACCACGGGATTTGGATATTTGATGAATTGTTCTGTAGTTATTTTGCCATCAACGAATGCAGGATTGCCCCAAGGCAGCGTCCCCCATGGGTAAATGACTGATGTAATATCCTCCCAATCACACAAATAAAGTGGCGTGGTGAAGTCCCCATGATTGCAATCAAGTGGCTGATTTGTGGTTGCATTAACCACAAGTGCGGCTGCAATATTCAACGTCCCGCTTGCCCCCGCTGCAATGGTTGCGCTTGCGGTTGCTTCATATGTGTTGCGCACTATTTGCCCGCTTGGCAGTGTGGAGATGATGCTAAATGCGTCACCAGCCGCCACTGTGACGCTTGCTGCGCCAACATTTGCCACGGGCAGAACATTTACGCCCGCCATGACATTGCCGTCAATTTGCAACCCACTCCATTTAGGCGTGTTGCTTGCCCTAATGCGATGCTTGGCTTGCTTTGAAACATTAAAACTCTGCACATTATCTGGTATCGCAAAAACCCGCACATCACGCAATTCACCTAAATCAAATTGCAGTTGTGTGGCAGCCAAGCCATCACCATTTGAGATTGCCACATCATATAAATCTGTGTTGATAACTGCATTATAGCCCGACCAATCACCGCCCGAGATAACCACATTAGCGTAAGTTGATTTGAGATGATTTTTATTCGCCAAAAACACATTAGCCATACAGATAATACGCTATCGCCCCCCGCTCCAAATTAATTGCCAAGCCTAAAATGATATATTTCTTGCCATAATTTAGCCCAAAAGCATCATGTTGCAAAGTAACCACATCACCAATATCATAACTATATTTGTCTTCCACTTCTATGATGAACATATCATGCCATTGCTTGCGAAATGCTAGCACTTCATTTGCGAATGCTTGTGCGTCGCTTTGATTGAACAACGCCGTTTCAATGACGAGCGGTTCGCTTTTTTTATATTTCACCAACACGCTTGCATCTTCTGCTTGTGCGCCTCTGAATGTTTGGCTTAAATCCTGCTTGGCGGCAACGCTCAAGCTCCCGCCCGCCTCTGATGCGCTTAACGCACGGTAATATTTTTTATAATTCACCACCACTTTATGCGTTGGCAAGCCGCCCGTTGCATCGCCTAAGATGATACGCTCAATCGATTGCAATATGTTGTTGGCTTTGAATGTTTTAATTGAAGTTTCACCGCTCACATCACGTAATTTACCAAAGCGAAACTTGCCGCCTAATGTAGGGGTGAGGAAAATTGCCCCCGAATTAAGCAAAAATGAACATTGCTCAAGGAGTGTATCAGCTCCATCAATATAAACCCCGCATTCACCGCTTGCCATTGCGTCAACCGCCGTGACATTCTCAAAATCCGTGCTCACTACATCGCTAAAAAGAGTAATTAATCGACGCACGCATTGCACCACGCTCCTATCGCCCGCAGTTGCCCCTTCGCTTGCCGCACAAGTGATTGCACCGCTTGGGAACGAACCTAAAGCAAATGCGCCCGCACTCAAGCATGTTGCATAATTGCCCGCTGGTATGCTCCCTGCTTGTTGCGCCGCAATCAAAGCGTTTAATGTGGAATAATTGGAATAAAAGGTTAAATTAACCCCTCTATCCTTCACGCCTTCAATGCTTTGAATGGCGGCTGGTGCGCCCGCCTTGGTATGATTAATGATATATAGCAATGATTGCGGATTAACCAATATCGCTTCAAACCAACCAACCTTGCCAATCAAAACGGGCTTGATGCTCCCCGCAATCGCTTCATTGCCTTGTGCGTCATAAGCATTTGCATTATTGCCCGCAAATGTGGCGAATTGCGCTTGGCGGTTGAATAATAGCATTCTATCCACCACCGATAAGCGCAATGATTGCCAGCCAATCTCAACGCCTTCAACTTCCATTGTGGCAACAATAAACGCTTCACTGATATTTTGCGCCGCATTATCAAGCCGCCTAATCGTCACCTTGCGAAAATCATGTTGCAGCAATCTATCATACTGCCTGTCGATATTCACCAACTCAATACTGCCATCACCAACGCTTGAACGCCCCAATGTTTCATTGCGTGAATATGCGAATGTTTCAAACCGTGCCGAACCGCCCTTTTTAATGCGCTTTGGATATTTCAAGCCAAGCGTTGGCTCAATATAGCCAATATCACTCACCCGCAAGGTTTCAACCGCATTTGCAACAGGATTATAATGCTCAATCTCATAGAGAAATATTGCCGTCATGCGCCCTTCCTTGCCCCGCTAATGCGCCGCTCACCGTTGCCACTACTCACATCAATCAGCGTATCCATGCGATTAATCATACCATTAAAGCCCGCCTGCATCACATTTAGCATCATCCGCATATTGTCATTGCCTGCCCCGATTTGGCTCACCACCTCCGCATTTGCTTGATATGGAATGACGGTTGCAGTTTTGCTGGTGGTGATGAACTCTGCCCCATTTTCACCAACCAAACCCGTGCCGCTAAACTCCCCGCCTTTGAAAAATCCGGGTATGCCAAGTTGACGGGCAAGCATAATCGCCTGCTCATTTGCCCCCGCATTGCTTGCAAAAAACTTGCTCCTATTGCCATTTCCCGCCTGAATATTTGGCGAAACTTGGGTAAAAATATTCTCAACTTGCGAGGCAATGTTCGCCCCGCCGCTAGAATATCCAGCACCAAACAACGCAATCACACGCTCATTAAAATTGCCGTTTGAGAACGAACCCCTATCGCTGGTGATGGTGCTACCCGTCACGGTTGCGCCACGCATTGCCGCAAGTTGGCTAATTGCCAGTGCGTCAATCGAACCCTGCAACCCCGAGAACCCGCCCCGTAATACAGTTATTTGGCTATCAAACCCTGATTGCGTTACCTTGATTTGGCTTTCTGATGCGTTAAAAATACGGGTTTGAATATCCACTTGCGCAACCGCAAAACCCTGCGCCGCTTGCAAATCACGTAAAATACTCCCCTCCAAATTAGCGAAATCTGTGCTGCTTGCAAAATAGCCCTTACCAAGCGATAGCACTTGATTTGCTAGCTGTGGTAATGCACCACCCGCTTCAATATCACCGCCCCTTGCCTTGCCAAATGCAGCCTGAAATTGGTTTTGCGCTTCCTCCAATCGTTGCTTGGGTGCAAGACTTGTTAAATCACCAACACGAATGCCATCAATCGCCCCACGCAATGTTTCGCTTAACCTGCCATAGGCTGCAACCAGCGAACCAGCCTCACGGGCTTGCTCCTGCAACGCCGTCACTTCAACCCTTGAACGCTCGGTAATTGCGCTGATTTGCGCTTCATTGGTGGTTTTGATTAACTGCCCCATCTTCACTTGATGCAACAGTTCCACCACGGCGGAATTGCCACCAATCAACTGCGCCTCTTTCAACTGCTGCTGATAGCGTTTCACCTCATTAATAACGCCACCAAGCGAGCCGCCCTCATTGATTAATTGGCTATCTAAATCCTCGTTGAAACCCTGCCTAATTTTTGCTTCAACTTTTGCTAACTTTTCACCCAACACATTGGTTGCTAGCGCAAATCCTTGCGCCGTTGTGGTTGCATCTGCAAATTGCTTGCGGATATTAGCCACCTGCTTTTCAAAATCACTGGTTTTATCCGCTGCAACCAGCAACTCATCACCAAACTTTTTATAGTTAGTGATGAATGATATATCACCAATTACCGCTTCAGCACTGCGCCCTTGCGTTGTCACTTTGGCAAGGTTTGCCTCCAGCCCCTTGCTGCTATCAGATGCTTTCGCCATGGTTAAAGTGAGTTTTGCCAGTGCCTCATTGATGGCAGCTTCACCACCATTTGGGTTGAAGTTAATCGCTCCATTTTTGCCATTGCGCAATGATAAATAATCCTTATTACCAACCCCTAAAAAACCTTTGCCGCTATCCACCCCGCCTTGAATTGTTAAGCCCGCAACATTCACGCCCGCCGCAATTAGTGATTTGGAGATATTGCTCACACCATCAGATAATGCTTTTGCCGTTGCGGGGTCACCCTTGCCGTTTGTGCGAATAGCCAGCCCCGAGAAATCCCCCTTATCATTAACCGTGCCACCAAAGTTTGATGCAACAGATTTAGGTTTGCCGCCGAGTAATTTAGAGGCAATCGCCCCAATCGCTAAGCCTGCAATAGGCAGTGCGATTGATGAAAGCCCAATCCCAGCCCCGCCCAATAACCCACCAGCCGCTGGTGCGCCACCAAGCCCCGCTGATAATGCAGTAGGGCCGATAACTGAAGGTGCAAATATTGAAGGCAATGCACTTGCACCAAACGCATTAATGCTTGCACCTATTTTGGTTGCACCAAGCAATGATGAACCCTCACGCAATAAACCACCAACGCCACTGCTCCCACCAGCCTTGCCTCCAGCAATATTGCCAAGCGAACCACCCTTGCTTGCACTAAAAACATTAGCCAAGCCCGTGACGTTCAAAATCTCAAGCGTGGCAAGTTCTGCCGCCATGCGAATGAATATTTTTTTGATATTATCCGCCGCATCTGCCGCACTATTGACACTACCATCAAACACGCCCGAGAATGTATCTGATATGGTTGATTGAATGCTTTGCATCGCATTTTCAATCGGGCGGCGCATTGCTTCCGCTTGCTCTTCGGCAATGTTTGCCGCATCTTCACGCCCTTTATTTTGTGTTTCAATGGCTTTGGTTGAATTATCTAGGCTTTTTAGCAAATCCTCATTTTGCTTATAATCCTTTGTGCCAATTTTGAACCCTTGCTCCTGCAATTTGTTCTTGATGTCAAGGGCTTGAGATACACGCTTATAGGCTTCTTCGCCTCTCTCATTTGCTTTGGCAAGCATTTTCGCCTGCTCCGCCGCTTGCTTATTCCCTGCCATTGCCTCGTTTAATCGTTCCTGCGCTTGCGCCGCATCACTGGTTGCTTTAGCAGATGCGGATAGCCCTCCCGTTCGTGCCTTGTCTGCAATGGTTGCACCAGCTGTTGCTTTCGCACCCTCTTCAATTTGTGCTTTTAGTTTTTTTTCAGCCGCCGTTGAACCCGTATTTAATGCGTCTTCAACTTCCTTTGAGTTTTTCTTTAAGGTAATCAAGGCTTGTTCTGTTGCCACAATTTGACTTGTGACTACTTCTAATTCAGGCTCGATACCCAATATTTTATCAACGCCACTTAAATCAAGTCCAAATGCTGCGCCAAATCCTTCTTGTTTTGTTGATTTCCTAAGTGTTGCCTGTTGCGCTTGCAGCAACGCCAGCTTTGTTTCCATGTTTTGCCGTTCACGAACATCTAAGGCAAGCAACGCTTCAGCCTGATACGCATATGAACCCGCCAATTCATCTGATTTATTTTTCAACTTCTCGTGCAATTCTTTTGCTTGAGCGATTTTTGTTGAAAAATCCGTGGTTTTTGCTGCCGCATTTTCCGTTTCACCACTCAACGCCAAATATGCAACCGTAAGCCCTGTTACCACAAGCAATACGGGATTTTTGCCTAACAACGCCAATGCGCCATTCAAAACTCCAGTTGCGCCAGCAGTTGCGAATGCTGCCGCTTGCAAGCCAATAAAGCCAGCAATAGATGTGGCAATGCTTTGCGCCAGCTTACCGACCATCACACTTGCTAATATGGTTGCAGCACCTGCCACCAAATCTATATTATTTGCTAAAAAACTTATGGTATTAGCAAGGGCTGATGTTGCCCCTCCAGCCTCCTCACTCTGCCCAATAAACCGTTGAAATGAGTTGCCTAATTGCGTGAATGAACCACCCACAGTCAAAGGAATGCTATCTGCTTGCTCAATCATTTTATCGGTTGCACGCTCAAATGCGCCAAAGAAATTATTGAAGTTTAACTGTCCGCTTTCCGCAAATTGCCTGATAGCTCCTGCTGATTTCAAACCAAGCTCATTCGCAATCGCCTTGCTTAATGCGGGCGCACTTGCGATAAGGGCGTTTATTTCCTCGCCAACCGCTTGAAAATCACTTGCCGCTGCTTGTGATAATTGTAATATAAACGATTGCGCTTGCGCCGCTTCAACGCCCGTGGCTACAAATGCTTTACCCATGCGCTCGGTTATATCTAGCAACGGGAATGCTTGCTTTTGCGCCTCTGAAAAAGAACCAGATAAACCAACATAAAGTTCGCTAACGCTCTGCAACTGTTGTTTTGAAGATTGCGCAATCTCAAACAAGCTCTTTTGAACGCTTGCAAACTCTTCTGTGCTATTTGTTGCATTTTTTAGCCTTGCACTCATCAAAACATAACTATCTGATGCTTTGATGACTGCACCAATTCCTTGCGCCCCGAGGAATGCACCACCAAACCCTAAAACCGCATTTTTTGCCCTGCCAAATGTTGCATCAAGCGAAGATACTTCCTGACGGATATTTTTTGTTGCAACAATATTGCGCTGCAAATCTTGCGTGGCTTTGTTGGCAGCAGATGCAAACCCCGTCATTGATTGATTAGCTTTAGCAATGCTTGCTTGCAAATCACGCACATTTATTGCCCCAGCCTTAACGGGCAGGGCGAACCCCGCCATCTCACGGGCTGCTTTCTGCCCCGCTCCACCAACGCCAAGTAATGCATTTTGTGCAATTCTGCCTGACGCATCAACGCCCTGCAATGATTGCTTCGCCCGTGCAACCCCCCGCTCTAATTCACCCGTTTCAACGCCTAAAACAATGCTTGCATCTGTCATTTAGTTGCTCTCTCTCTTGCGTTGCTCATGCTCAAAGCGCAAATAATATTTATCCAACGCTAAAATCATCTGCAAATATTGTTTCTTGTTATCCACCTCAAGTAATGCAAAACACGCTTGCATATCAGTGATTGAAATCGGATTACTGCCATATTCGCCCCGTGTGCGTTGTGTGTGCAGCGTGAGAAAGCACTGCACAACATCGCATAACCAATTATGAAGAATTGGTTGAACCATT